CTATATCGATGGAGTTGCTGCCAGTATAGCAGCTGTCATCGCCCTGTGCGGCAAACCCCTATATATGTCGCCTTATGCCAAGCTAATGCTTCATGCTGTCAGCGGTGGCGCGTGGGGTAACGCTTCGGATCTTCGTGATATGGCTACACAAATGGAGGTGTTGCAGGGCGACTTGGCCAAGATGATAGCGGATAGATGCGGCATGAAGCAGGAAGAGGTCCTGGCGAAGTACTTTGATGAAAAAGACCACTGGCTGTCTGCCCGTGAAGCCCTCCAGATGAAACTCATCGACGGCATCTACGAGATGGCAGAAGAGCCAGTGCCCACCCAAACGACAGAAGAGATTTATACATATTTCAATAACCGGCTGCAAAAGCAACCTTTAAACATTAATAAAGACATGGCATTATTAGACTCAGTAAAACAAATTCCTTCGTTCGCCAATATGACGAATGAAAATGATGTGCTTGCACATATCCGCGTCCTCGAGAACAAGGCTGCGAAAGCGGAAGCTTTAGAGAAAGTTGTCGACACTTACAAGCAGAAGCTGCAAGAGGTAGAAGACAAGGAAGTCGCAGCTTTTATCGACAAAGCTATTGCCGAGAAGCGCATCACCGATGCTCAGAAAGAGAGCTTTACGGCACTCATGAAGAGTGACAGAGAGAACACAGAAAAGCTCATCAACAGCATGAAGCCGCAGCCCGACCGTCGTATCAACGATGTGTACAACGTGGACCACTCGCCTGCATCACTCACTGATAAGACGTGGGACGAACTGGACAAAGCTGGACAACTATCCAACCTGCGCAACGCCGATCTGAACGCGTTTAAGGCAAAGTACAAAGAAAAATTCGGAATCGATTATAAAGAGTAATACGTCCGTTTGAACACGATTTGATTAACATTTAAACAGAATAAAAATGGCATTAAACATTAGTATCTGGCAGAACACCCTCGTCGAGAACTTTTACCCCGACAACAGCTTTGCCTCAAAATCAGTTGACGACTCAACATACGTCAGCGCAAAAAAGGTGGTTATCCCTAATGCGGGCAAGCCTTCCAATGTGAAGAGAAATCGTTCGGTTAAGCCTGCCCAGGTAAACCAGCGTACAGACAACGACCTCGAGTACGTTATTGATGAGCTTACCACCGATCCAATCTATATCCCGAATATAGACACGGTGGAACTCAGCTATGACAAGCGCAGCTCAATCATCAGTAATGACCGTAGTCAGCTACAGAATGAGGCACACATGAACCTGCTCGAGCGTTGGGGCGCAGGTGTTCCTGCTGCCAACGTGCTACTCACCACGGGCACCACCGAGCGCGCTGCACATACCTCAGAAACAGCTACTGGTAAACGCAAGCGCATCACCAAGGACGACCTATTGGCTATCATGACCCGCATGGATGCAGACAACGTACCTGAACAGGGCCGATACATCCTCCTTGATGCGTATATGTACGCCGACCTATTGGCCGACCTTTCGGAAAGCGACAAGTGGATGTTCCAAAACTCAGCTGACATGCAGCGTGGCGTGTTGGGCAACCTCTACGGCCTTAACATCATGAAACGCAGCAAGGTGCTGCGCGTTAAAAACGACAAAACACTGTTGTCGTGGGAAGAAGATGCTGTTGCTGGTGAGTTGGCTGCCGCTCTCGCATGGCACGATAAGTCGGTGAGCCGCGCCCTGGGCGAAGTAAAAATGTTCGACTCAACGAACAACCCCATGTACTACGGCGACATTTATTCGTTCTTGCTCCGTACGGGCGGTTCGGTACGTCGTTACGACAAAAAAGGCGTCTATCTGCTTGCAGAGGCTGCAAAGTAAGAAAGGAGTAGAGTATGTTACCAAAAATTAAAATACAATTTATGAACGGGCAGTTGGGTACTGTCGGGGAAAGCCCCGACGGACTCTTTGCCCTCGTTTGCGGCGCAGCAGCTGTCACAAAGAAACTCGAACTGGGCAAGGCTTATACCTTACACTCTTTCGACGAATTAGCTGCGCTTGGTGTGACGGCCGAGAATAATCCCCGCTTGTACAAGCATGTACAGGACTTTTATACCGAGGCAGAGGAAGGGACGAAACTTGTCATCTATCCTGTTGACAAGGCCAAGACTTTCACCGAGCTTTGCGACAAAGATACGGGCGTCATTAAAGAACTGATCATGGCCGCGAACGGAGCTCTGCGAGGCATCTTCTTAGCTGGCGATGGGCGCGAGGCGACCGTCACTACGAATGGACTTGATAATGACCTTTTTACTGCTCTGCCTAAGGCACAGCAGTTGGCAGAATGGGCGACCGTCTCTCTCTATGCTCCGCTCTTCATCATCTTAGAAGGACGCGGCTATAAAGGCGGCGTAGTGAAAGATTTACACAAAGAAGCATACAACCGCGTTGGCGTGCTCATTGGAGACACGGTGAAAGCCTCTGAAGGAGCTGCCGTTGGATTGATGGCGGGCCGACTAGCTACACTACCCGTGCAGCGTAATATTGCCCGCGTAAAAAACGGTGCACTCAAGCCTATTGCTATGTTCCTTGGTGAAAAACCAGTGGAAGAGAACGCCTCGGCCGTGAGCGACCTCTACGATGCAGGCTACATCACGCCCCGCAAGTACGTGGGCAAGACCGGGTACTTCTTTACTGATGACCGTCTGGCTTGTGAGCAGACCGATGACTACGCTCATATTACAGCACGACGCACTATTGATAAGGCCTACCGTATCGCCTACACAGCGTTACTTGACCTGATGATGGATGAGCTGGCTGTTAATGACGACGGCACACTGCGACATGGCATCATTATGGCCTGGCAGCAAATGATGGAAAATGCTGTCAATCGAGCCATGACTGCTGCGGGTGAGCTGTCTGCTGACGAAAATGGCGCAGGCTGTAAGGCTTATATCGATCCAAAGCAGGACGTGCTTTCGACTTCGAAAATCGAACTCGTACTCAAGGTCCGCCCGTTTGGTTATGCCCGTTACGTAGACGTCAAACTTGGTTTCCAGGTAGAAAATAAGTAATATTTAGTGGGTGACCTCCTGGGTGTCACCCACATCACTAAAAACAAAAGAATTATGTTTAATAGCAAAGAATATGAATGGGCGGACATCGATGTGGTGATGGGCGGACGTTCTGTTACTGGCATTCGCGGCATCAAGTATGACACTAAGAAAGAAAAGGAACAGATCTATGCGAAAGGCAACAAGCCTCATGCCATTCAGAGCGGCAACTACGAACATAGTGGCGAGATAACGCTTTTACAAAGCGAATATAACGCCTTGCGCCAAGCTGCTAAAGGTGATATCCTGAACGTTTCTCTCGATATCGTGGTTGCTTATGGCAATCCCAGTCGCGGTGATACCGTTACGGTAGACACACTTATTGGTGTAGAATTTACCGAAGATAATACCGAGTGGAAGCAAGGCGATAAGTTTCTCGAAAAATCAATACCATTTATCTTCTTAGATAAGAAGAGTGTATAACATATTAATAAGAAAAATAATGAAGTACAGTAAAGAACAGGTTCAGGAATGGAAGAAGAAACATGGAGAACTCTTCGAAATTACGGTTGATGGTAAGAGTTGTATCCTACATCGCCCAACACGACGCGATCTCAGTTATGCAAGTGTGGTGAAGGACCCTATTAAGATGAGCGAAACCATGCTTAATCAACTGTGGGTAGACGGTGATGAAGAGATTAAGACCGACGATGCGCTCTTCTTCGCGGCCATTCAGAAGATGCAGGATGTCCTCGAAGTCAAGGAGGCGGAAATAAAAAAGCTTTAGAGGACGCCGAAGTAGACGTATCCGATGGGTTCGACGTCCTTTTCTTCAATACCATCATGCGCTACTACCTTCATCTTGACCCCGATACGCTCTCTGACGAGGAATGGGCTCACACATACAAATACTTAGCTGAAATACGAAAAGCAGAAGCCAAAGCCAATGGATAATATACTGAAATTTATCATCAAGCTTAATGCCGACAAGGGCAATGTCATGTCAGTAGCCAGACAGACAGAACAGCAGCTGGATGTCATTAGACGGAAAGCATCGACTGTTGGCCGAGGCTTACGCAAGGCTTTTTCGCTGGAGGGCTTCAAGGGTTCGTTAATGTCTATACCCGGCATGTCGTTCTTGATGAACCCATATACGATGATTGGTGCGGGGGTAGCAGGAATGGTACGATTGGGGGCACAGGCAGAAAGTGTCAATGTAGCTTTTTCTACACTGGTGGGCAGCGAGAAAAAAGCTGCCCAAATGCTGGGACAAATCAACGACTTTGCTACACATTCGCCTTTCGGCAAAATGGACTTGACCCAAAATGCGCAGATGATGCTTAATTTCGGCGTATCGACGGAAAAAGTACTGCCATTGCTAAAACAGTTGGGTGATATCTCGGGCGGAGATAAGCAGAAAATGTCAGCTCTTTCACTTGTAATGGGGCAGGTATCTTCAACGGGCTATCTTATGGGCCAAGACCTGCTGCAATTCATCAACGCTGGTTTCAACCCTATTCAAGAGCTGTCCACTATGACTGGCATTTCAGTGGACAAGCTCAAAGATAAGATGTCAAAAGGGCAAATCACCTTTAAAAATGTGGAACAGGCTATTGCTCATGCCACAGGTGAAGGGGGAAAGTTTAATGGCATGATGGACAGACAGAGCCAGACACTTGAAGGGAAATGGAGTACACTGATGGACTCTGTGCAGCAAGGAGCAATAGATCTGTCTCAAGGTATCAACACACCCATTACCGAAGTAGTGGATATGGTCACAAAAGCAATACCAAAAATATTCACGGTCTTACAGACTCTCTTTTCTGCTATTGCTAGTGGAGTTCAGTTTGTTATAAAATTCAAAACTGAATTTATGATATTAGGTAGTGTAATTGCAGCAATATGGGCAATATTTCGCGCCTACAATATGGTGTTGGTTGCATACAATACAATAATGACAGTTGTCACAGCTTTGACTCGGGTATGGACAGGAGTTCAGTGGCTACTCAATATTGCCCTGAACGCAAACCCTATAGCGCAAATCACAATTGGCATTATTGCCCTGGCAGGTGTAATCGCTTTCTGCTGGCTTAAATTTGCTGGATTTCGTGCATTCTTAATCACGATGTGGGACACCCTGATAAGCTTCGGCGATATTATTAAAAATTATTTAGTAAACCGAATTCAGGAATTACTGAGTGTATTGGGACTTGTTGGTAGTGCGCTTTCTAAACTCTTTAGTGGTGATTTCGAAGGTGCAGCTAAAGACTTTGGTGCAGGAATGAAGAACCTGTTCGGAGTTAATTCTGCCACCAATGCCCTTTCGCAAACTGCAAATGCTGTAAAAGGCATAGGAGGTAACTACAATCGGAACCTTGCTGCCGAACGAGCTAAAGACAAAAAGAGTGAGGGAAAGAAAGATCAATCCGCGCTTTCGACTCCAAGTTTGAAAGGTAGCGTCTCGGCTGAGCAGGTGACCTTCGGCAAAGGGAAAGGAAAAGATAAGAAAAAAGGTAGAAAGTCAGCAGAAGAGATTGCCACAGGTGGCACTCGTAGCACTTCTATCACTATGCACATTGGTAAGTTTTTCGACACACTACAAGTCCACATGACCGACAAGACTGACACAGCGGAGCTTGAGCGTGTTGTAATACAGAGTATGAATCGTGCTCTTGCCATCGCAACAAGTACCGATAGAGGCTAAATAAGTAAAAATATGAATACTGCAACACGATTTGCACTTGAGAATATTGCCCTACGGGTATTCGGCGGCAAGATACCGCCCTATTGGCTATTCCGTGATACGGGGCTCGCACAGGTTCCCAGTGAGGACTACGACGCCATTCGTGCTATGGACGATGCGGAACTCGAAGACCTCGTGCGTACAAATGCACTGGGTATTCCAATGACTATGCCGCTGAGTCTAAAGCTCGAAGAGCCAGGTGCACGCGAATGGCTCTTGCCTCTCGAGCCGATGATTAGCCTTACTGGCAAGCATATCATTAAACGCCGCCAGGTGAATAAAGGACAGATACGAGGCAGCATTAAAGAGCGCTGGGCACAGGATGATTATGAGATTACAATAGAAGGTGTATTGATAGGCACCGACGGACAATACCCCGAAGCGGACGTGGCTCGTCTCAAGAACTTTTGCGAAGCTGCTGCCGTTAATGCTCTCTCACCCTTACTCGAGATATTCGGCATCTCTCGTCTTGTTATCGAGAGTTGGGAAATGCCTTTTACGGCGGGGCAAGCCAATCAAAACTACACCATCAAAGCATATAGCGACGATGTCTACAAACTGCTGCTCGGCAGTAGTGAGTACAAACTCTTGCAAAATACATAACAATGTACACCATGTCCTATGATATCACTATAGGTAGTTACAAGCTTGGCATGCTCGACGCAGTTAGCGTGCATAAGAGTGTTGAGCTGCTTGCCGACACGTGCGAGATAACGCTACCTGCTGCGCAGCTTAACAAAGCTCTCGACATTGAGAGTCATATCCGACGTGGTGATGCCATAATAGTTAAATTCGGCTATAAGGAAACGGGTATTGCGGAGGAGTTCCGCGGTTGGCTGCAGCGAATCTCAACTGATGGAGGTAACATCAAGCTGTACTGCGAGGACGATCTCTTTACTTTTCGTAAGGAAATCCCGAATGCTGTACTAAAGAAAGTATCGCTTACAGATTTACTGCAGCATGTAATAAAAGGTATAGATAAAAAGTACCGCGTGGCCTGCTCCTACACCTGGACATACGCAAAATTCGTCATCCGCGACGCCACGGGCTACGACGTGCTAAAGAAGGTGCAAGAAGAATGCGGTGCGGACATCTACCTGCAGGACGGCACGCTGCATGTGCATCCGCCGGGTGAGGTGACGGGTACCGACCGTCGCTACGACTTCGCCCTCAATATCGAAGAAGCCGACCTGACCTATCGACGTGCCGAAGATAAGAAGGTGCGCGTAGTCATAAAGGCGCTGCTGCCTGACGGCAAGGTCAAGGAGGTAGAGGTTGGCAGCACGGGCGGCGAGAAAGTGGAGGTTAAATGCCCTGCGTCGGACACCGCATCAATGCAGGCACGTGGCGAAGCCGAAGTACGCCGCCGGAGCTTTGATGGCTACGATGGCAGCATCACCACCTGGCTTGTACCACAATGCGTGCCAGGCGATACAGCTACGCTGCACGATGCTGATTATCCACACAAAGACGGAACGTACTATGTACGAGCAGTGACAACAGAGTTTTCCGATAACGGCGGAGTACGAAAAATAGAACTTGGATTTAGGTTAAGTTAAACAAAGATGGACAGCTATAAGGAATTGGCACAATTGGTACAGGCAGCAACAGGCAAGACTACTCTAACCCTGATGCAGGGTATTGTTAAAAAGGTAGACGGTGTCCTGTGCGAAGTCGACCTCGGCAATATCACCGTCCCTGATGTTAGGCTGCGTGCGTCAGAGGCGATAGAAGAAGGACAGCTGCTCGTCACGCCTGCCATCGGTAGTGCCGTCATTGTGGGTAGCCTGTCAGGTGACCTCACTCAGCTTGTAATCCTGGCCATAGACCGCGCAGAAAGCATCGTCATCAATGGTGGCAAGTTAGGCGGCCTAATTAATATCGAGCCACTCACGCAGAAGATGAACGACTTGATACAAGCAATCAACAGCCATACCCACCAGGGCACACACGGGCCAACGGGGCCACCGCTTCAGCCCGTAAAACAATTTAATAGGGGCGACTATGAAGACAGTAATATAAAACATTGATAAAATGAACGGCATACAACTCATAGATTTCGCTCCCACCATTAAGGTGCGGCGCGATACACAAGGAAAGATACTATCGGGATTACAGGTGGGAGATATTCTACGCCAGAACCAAGCTCTCATCCTTGCATTAAATAAGGGTGAACTCAAAGAACGTCCTTCGGTAGGTTGCGGTATTGCTGATATGCTGCTCGATAACGACCCGCTCTACTGGCGCAGCCTTATCCGCGAACAGTTAGAAATGGACCGTCAGAAAGTGAACAGCGTAAGGCTGACGCTGAAAAGCATTGATATCGACGCAAATTATTAAAACATATAATTATGATAGACCATTTTTTAAACAAACTCTGCGAAGTCCTCTCCACGGTATGGGGCTGGCTGATGTTCGTAGTCTTGTTAACAATGAATTTTATAGTAGGCTACGAAAAGATGTTAGGCTTCACTGTCATAGCTGTTGTGTTAGATGCTGTGTGGGGTGTTGCCGCAAGTATCTTGCAAAATCGCTTTGCTTTGAGCGGACTAGCCCGCGACACCGTTTCTAAACTCTCCGTTTATGGCAGTGCTATATTGTTCTTTATTCTCATTGATAAGCTGGTAGGTGTTAACTCTGGACTGACAACAAGTGTAATCTGTATAGTTATCATACTCGTCGAGTTATGGAGTATGTCCGCGTCGATGCTGATCTGCTTCCCGCGCTTGCCATTTTTAAAAATACTCAAAAAAGCGTTGGCAGGCGAGATAGCGAGTAAATTAAATGTCCGTCCAGAAGATGTGACAGAAGCTTTAGACACACTTCATTCCAATCAATCATGAGAGAGATTAAATATATCGCAGTACATTGCACAGCCAGCTCGCAGCATGTTACTATAAAAGAGTTACAGCAGGAATTCCGTCGAAAAGGGTGGAAGAACCCAGGTTATCATTATGTGGTCGCAGCAGACGGTGCTATCACACAACTGCTCGACAACGAGAAAGTAAGCAATGGTGTAAAGGGGTTTAATTCTGTTTCTGTCAATGTTGCTTATATTGGTGGTATTGATACTAATGCTAAGCCTATTGATAACCGTACAGACGAGCAGAAAGCAAGTCTCCGCTCCCTGCTAAAGCTGCTTCACAAGAAGTATCCTACAGCCGTGATTCAAGGGCATCGCGACTTCTCGCCAGATCTAAATCACGATGGCAGAATCACCTCTAATGAGTATATCAAAGCCTGTCCTTGTTTTGACGCAAAAACAGAATATGCAAACATCTAACAATAACAATATGAAAACACTTAAAGCATTATTGGCAGTCGCTCTAACTGCCGTCATCTTCTCTGCCTGTTCGCATACGGTCTATGTGCCTGTAGAGAGTGTCAGTACCGACACACTACACATCATTAGCCACGATACCATAAAAGTGACGGAACGTCTGACACCTGTATCACTTATGCTGCCAGAGTATTATCAGGAGCGCGTAACGAAAGATTCGGTTTCCATCTTAGAAAATTCCTTATACCGCTCAACGGCAAGCCTGCATAACGGTATCCTGACACATATATTAGAAAATATTCCAGGCGCGAAGATAGATGGTCTTACAACAGTACATGACACAATACGCATAACTATATCTGGCAAGGAGCATAAACAATATAAAGAAAAGCCGAAGATTATATATAAGGAAAAAGAGTTGAGCTGGGTGGAAAAGTGTGCAATGAAAACAGGCTTTTGCACATTTGGTGTAGTTCTGATGTTAGTGATTTATCTTATAGTCAAATGGAAGTTAAGGTAAAAGATGGCCAGACTTTGGCCGATATAGCCATACAGGAGTATGGTGCTCTCGAGGCTGTCGTACAGATAGCTATCGATAACAGCATGAGTGTGTCAGATGTGCCACAGGCGGGTACAATACTGCATTTACACGATAAAACGTACAATCGTGTAATGCACGATTACTGTTGGGCACACAGTGTGCAGCCTGCAACACAAAGGGGCTATGACACCTCTGCTTCGAACCGTATTTTCAACGAAGTTTTTAACGACATATTTAATTAAACGATGGCACGAACAATATCCGAAATAAAACGTACGATGACCGATGCTTTTATGGCCGATCCTTATATCCGTGAGCAATATGGCTTGGTGGATGGCAACACATTTGAGGACAGCTTCTCAGTGGTCAGCATAGAGAGTATTATTTTTTATATTATCGCTTCATGCTGCTATGTGATGGAAGCCCTCTTCGACCACCATCGTACCGAGGTGGACGAAAAAATCAGTCGAGCTGTTGTGGCCAGTGTCCCATGGTATTACAAAATCGCCCGCCAGTTCCAGTATGGCGATGCACTTGTCTTCGATGGTGTCACATCACAATATCGCTATCCTGTTATTGATGAGAGTAAGCAGCTGGTACGATACGTCGCAGTACGCGATCGAGGCACCAGTATTCAGATATTAGCATCAGCAGATAAGGATGGTATACCGTCACCGCTTTCAAATGACGTTTTAGCAGCATTTAAACAGTATTTGAGCCGCGTTAAAATAGCAGGTGTTGTGCTCAATGTACGTTCTTTGCCAGCGGACGATCTGCAGATAGATGCCACTGTCAAGGTAGACCCCCTCATTATCAGTGCAAGTGGTATAAGGATTAGTGATGGAGTTCACCCCGTCGAATCAGCCATTAACAATTACCTACGTAGCATCACCTATGGCGGAACCTTCAATAAAACAAAACTCGTAGACGCTATACAAGGCGTAGAGGGTGTGGTTGATGTGATGTTAAACGATTGTCTTTATAAGGCTGCGAGCGATGCCGAATACCGCGTAGTGGCAGGCAATGATTATACAGCTGCTGGTGGCAGCTTTTGTGCAGTAGGACTTTCAAATTCAATCAAATATGTGGTATAATGTGGACTTTAACAAATGGGCGGTACAGCTGCTACCTCCCATTCTGCGCAGCAAAGTATTAGTCGTGCTGCTCAAAATAATGCTCATACCCTTTGTACAGATTCATGCACAGTTTATGAGATATCGGGCAATCATAGCTGGTCGCCTGAATGTAACAGCCAGCATACAGGATATAGAGCGCATTCTTAATGCTACTTTCTTTTTAAAGAGCAGCCAAATCTACATTGAAGATATAAACGACGATTCAAAATCTGTTCTTTATTTTTCTCGCGAAGGACAGTCAGGCGTGTTTGTTAACCCATTGCTGACAATGTGGTATCCGGGCGAAGTGCCTGATAAACCTAACTTCATCATATATATTCCAAACTTTTTATGCACATCGCTTAATAAAGCAGAAGATAAATACAAAGGACAGTTCTTAACCACGATTATTAATTTAATAGAGTATTATAAACCGGCAGGCCGTCGCTATGCCATAAAACTATACGATTATGATTAGACTACAATTTCATGAGGGCGGTCAGCCCATTAACCTTGATGACTTACAGGTATTGCAAGAGAACTCCTTGACGTTGTTCAAAGCTCTTACGGATACTTTGTCTGGGCAAACACCAGTGTTTCTGTTAAAAAAGCCAGAAGTGTCGGCAAAAATCCTCACAAAGAACAAAGCTGCTTATGTTGTTTCAGCAGGCAGTATGATTGTTGACGGCGATATATTATCATGGCCCGAAACAGATCTGCAGGTAAATGTAGGCAATAAACCAGTATATGCTTGTGTGCGTGACTTTGAGAGTGATCCACGAGTTTTTGCCGATGGGCAGACAAAACACTGCCGTGTAGGCAAAAGCGTTTATTTAAGTCTGACAAAGGAGGGTATTAGCAAGGCTTATAACATCTTCGATTTACCTGTCTTTGCTGATTTGTTAGGCAAGGTGTTAGGTATCGGTAAGCAGGACAAAGAGTGGACAAAGTTAGACATTCTTGAGTTCGGCAATGGCTATAGCGGCGAAATACATTATAAAGAGATTGATGGTAGCTACTTTTTCAATATTGATCTAACCAGTAATAATGATGCGTGGACCCGAACAGATACGAAAAGTCCTCTTTATATTGGCGACATCGATGCTACTCCTGTTTTGACAGGCGATCTTCCAAGCGAGATGTCCATACCCTTAAATATTAAGGGACAAGGGTTGTCTGCGTATCTATCTCTGACCCGAGAGTATCATTTAATACTTACAATATCAGGTACCACGGAAGACTTTTCGCCGAAAGCATTACCTCTACTGGCAAAAGATAAACGTGCTTTAATATAATAACGATATGACAACAATATATGAACTACAACAGCGAGCAAAAATGCTCCGCACAAAGACTCAGACCGGAAGTATTACACCTGACGAAGTCGGGTCTTTGCACGAGGACACGTTGGCGCACATTGCCACTTTAGAGCAGTCAGCCGACAGCCTTGGCATCAAAAAAGTTTATCCATCAAAGTCTGCAATGGAGGCTGACACTACTCCAGTTGGCAATAACGGCAAAGTTATATGCTATGGCCAGTTGGTAAGTATTTACGATGCGGCACATACCGACAGTATAGAGAATGGTAATATCTATGCTTATCAGAAGCCAGGTTGGCTATTGACGGGTAAGATTTGTGGCGATACGAAGCTTCCCGTTGTGCAGGAAACAGGCGACAGCCCTACCAAGGTAATGTCGCAGAAGGCTGTGACGGACGCGCTCGGGAAAGCTACTGTTACGACCGATGACGGCAAGACATTGCAGGACGTCTACGAGTTAACGAAGAACGTAGGTACGACAGAAACAGATGTATTTAATCTCATTGCAAATACAGAGAACTTATGTTATTTTACAAACGGAACTACCTACAAAGGCTTAAATTGGACATCGGGTGAAAAACAGCCTGTCGGAAAATCCCATGTTTTGCAAGGCAAGATGCTTTGTTATCGGAATATGCCTGCCGTTGTTTTCTTTGATGCGGCAGGACAAATGTGCGGGTATGCAGGTAATAACACGGTCAGTGAGAGTGCTGTCGTGACTTACGACACGTCAAAAGAAGGAGGTATACCTGCAAATGCTGTTACATTCCAGCTGCAAGGAATGAACACCCCCGCAGAGGTTGCAAAAGGTGTGGCCAAAAAGATTGTTTCTGAAAAGAATATGATTTCGGATATAAAAGAGGATTTTGACAATTTCAAAGGAACACTTGACAATACTTTCGTAAAAAACAATGTTACGATTCCGCTACTGACAGAACCATTAACAAAAGAACGTGCTGTATATAGCATAAGTGGAGAATTGAAACTATATGCGGCATGGGGACGTACTGATCTAATAGTAGTACAACCACCTTTGGTATTAAAAGGAAGAGTAATAGGCTTTAAGGATAAAGTGCCCCCTATTGTGTTTTTTGATAAAAACTTCGACTTTGTAAGTGCGATTAATGCACCTGCAGAGGATGTGTTTGTGGACATTGACACCTCGAGGTCCGAACAAAAAATACCCGATGACGCAGCTTATTTCTTAATTCAAACCACAATCAACCAAAAGAACTCAAAGTTAGATGCCGTTGTAAATCTTAACCAACAAGTAGAGGAACATATTGTCAAGCGTGTACCTGTCCCTGAAAAGGAAAGTAGAACCTATCCAAATGCACAACTGCTCGTTCCGCGCACTGTCTACACCGTCGCTAATGATGCAGGTAAATCAGAGCTGACAGGGTATAGCCCCAACACCTATACTCCGACCTTGTACCTCGATAACTTCTTTACTGGTTTAAAGAATGAGCCAAAGGCCGCATATTTCGGCAACGGCACACGCAAGCTCTTGTTTCCTTTCAAATCGGCCGACTTCGCGACTTACGAGAGCACTAAGTTGTTTGACGGCACAGCAAAAGTAGTGGAGGAAGATACCCAATATTCTATTGTTGGCAATACTAAAGAAGAGCAGCTGTTTACGGTTAAGAACCGCCAAAGCCTTAACTCTCCGTCAAAAAATAAGCACATGGCTCTGTTGTGTATAGGTGACTCGATTACCTACGGGCAAAACGCATACTTTTTCGACAGAGGGCAACGTGCGTGCTATCCAATGCTTGTGCGCGAGCTTGGTTACAAAGATTATCTTGCCAGCGGAAAATCAGGTTATGAGATAAGGACCATCGGTACACTTTCGCACACACGCAAGATGTCGTATGCAGGCAAGGAGTACGAATTGACCACATACCATGAGGGCAGGCAAGGCGATTGGCTGCAGAACTTTATGGCACAAGCGTACAGGCAGGATGAAAGCGGTAACTTCTCATTGCTTGCATATCTGAAAAAATACCGTACATGTGATGACAAGGGAAACAGGCTCTATGCCGATAAGAGCAAGGGTACACGTAAAGGCTATGGAGAGATGACTGGCTACCTTGAGAATGGTGAGGACAGCGGTTTTAAGATTGGCTCCGAAATACTTGATACAACCGTGCATGATGTGTACAAGCCTACGCATGTATTCCTTTTCATGGGCACTAATGGGCAGTACTCACAAGAAGAACTCGACAAGTTTATTGCAGGCATACGCACGGCAGGAGAAGACATTATTATTGGTGTCGGCTGCCCTCACTATGCTGGTACATATTTTCCAAGCGACTATCCTAACTTTATCGGTTGCGAACACTGGACACTTGGCGAAAGTCAGCCACAGATTATTCTGCAAAAAATGCTCAATGGCCTTGATGCGACAACATACGAGGCTAAGGGTGTCTATTTCATAGATACCTTCTGGACCAACCCCGCAGCTTACGCAGCACCGTGCGCTCACATTAACGAGCCTGCCAGTGCGTTTACTGACGATGCTGTCTTTAAAAAGTTTAGACCGCTTGGACAAGGTATTTACCAGCATGTGTCTTCCTACGCTCATGCGGCTTACGCTTATCAAGTTTATGCGTGGATGAAATGGACGCTTGCGAAAGGTACATAATATCGGCATAGTGATGAGGGAATACTATCAGACTATGCTATAAATTAACATAAACCTTTTCGGGGGTTAAGTATGCAAAAGCCCCCGGCCTGTTAAATAGACGCCAATCATTTTAACAACACACCCATAAGATGCTGACCGGGGGCAAATACCCTCTACTGCACCTTATGGGTTTTTATTATTGTTATAAATGATTGGCATTGCAAATTTACGAAATTTATTATATATGAAAATAATTGAAATTATAAAATTTAACAGGGAACTATTAAGAAACCTTCATATTGTAGGAGTTAGACTGTCAGATACAAACTATATAGATTTATATACCGAATACAGACGGATGTTGAAAGATCGTGAAAAAGTTTCTTATATAGTAGCAGTTCTTGCTGTAAAATACGCTATCAGTGAGCGTAAGGTGTATGGACTTATCAAACTTTTTCAAACTGACTGTAATTTATTTGCAGTGTAAACAGTATATGCGCTGTTAAGAGTGTAAGGTAAACTTACGACCTTTGCATCATGACAAAGAGAAAATACTATTCAGCTCCGTTACCGTTTGTAGGACAGAAGCGGATGTTCGCAAAAGAGTTTAAGAAGGTGTTAGAACAGTTCCCTGACGGAACTATATTTGTAGATTTATTCGGGGGGAGTGGTTTGTTGTCGCATATTGCGAAGTGTGAGAAACCACACTCAAAGGTTGTGTATAATGATTTTGATGATTATAGACTACGCCTGGAGCATATCTCGCAAACCAATGAACTACTTGCAAAACTTAGGCATATTGTACGCCATATACCAAAGCAGAAGCAAATAACAGGAGATGTACGAGATGAGGTCCTTCTTTGTCTGATAGAACATCAGAAGTATTATGGATATCTCGACTTTATTACCATATCTTCTTCTATAATGTTTTCCATGAAATATTGTTTGAACATAGAGGAAATATGTAAGGAGACTCTCTATAATAGGGTGCGTACAACTGACTATCCTGAGTGTAACGACTATTTGGACGGTTTAACGATTGTTTCAGCTGATTATAAAGAAGTATTTAATCAATATAAGGATACTTCGAATGTAGTATTTCTTATTGATCCGCCATACTTGAATACAGATGTTGGAACATATAAGATGTGCTGGAAGCTTGCTGACTATCTTGATGTGCTAACTCTTCTCTCTGGACACTCTTTTGTCTATTTCACAAGTAATAAGTCATCTATCTTAGAATTATGTGATTGGATAGGCAGGAATATAACTGTGGGTAATCCTTTCGAGCAATGCACAAAAGTAGAGTTTAATGCTAACATGAATTATAGCTCGACCTACACAGATATAATGCTTTATAAAAAGACTGGTTAAACACTGTTCAAACACCAATTAAACACTATCAGGCTATGAACAAATACCATGATATTCTCTAAAATATCATGCGCATAGGAAAGATACTAATTATCAAATTGACCTCTTTTGTGCTGCGCGTGTGTTTAATCAGGGCATTACATTTCGTTTTGCTTTAAAAAATCACATTTCGTTTTATCAGGGTATTACATTTCGTTTTGCCGGATTTATATAGCACATGAAGAAGAAATCTGCCGTTAATTAAATCAAAGATCATTGTCTGGAAAAAAGTCTAAATGAAGCTCCTTTGAAGGAAACTTTATCGGCACAACTAAAATCCTCTAAATAACAATACAAAGATAACCAATATCCATGAAAGTTCCAAATCTCATTTTAGTTCCTTTAACTAACGAGTATCGAGTATTCC